GGATGCAAAAAATCATCGTTTAATGCTATTAGCATTATTTGCTGAAGTAGGCGTGGAAGGTATGAATGAAAAAACTAGGTAAGTACTTATCAGTAATCCTAAGATACACAATAGGGTTAATTCTATTAGCACCAATTATCTTGCTTTTAGCAATAGTTGATGTTATGATCTATATTCATAGGAGATTGAACTAATGGTTAAAATGAAGAAGAGTATTGCTAAGTGGTATGTAGACCATCCTGAAATCTATTTTAGACCAGATGGAACTACAGATATTAACTATGATGATGAAATGCAAATCTTCCTAATGTGTTTAATGGGCGTGCCGGTCTTGGGCAAAGTCGGTAGACCTGGATATAAATGCTATCGGGTAGATTGGAAAGTAGCTGGACTTAAATCTGGGGCGTATTATGAAAGGAAAGATTTCGAAACGTTAACTCTCGACGATGAGTTCAAACTGATCTAAGCCTTGAAGAAGAGTCATAAACTCAGTAAAGGTAGTCATAGACCCGGTAACCATTTGGCCCTTGCTAGACTGGGCTATGCCAGATCCTAATAGTACGCAACCATCGCTATCATCATTCCAATTACCTACATGAAAGAGAATACCAGTATGACCAGATACACCAGTTATTTCAAACGTTTGAAAGGGTACATTGTTATGGAGTTTATGCACGCCTCTGACGCAGTTGAAAGTGCCATCATAGAGCTTTGGTACGGAAGCGAATGAGTGCTCTAAGGTATGGGCTAAGATCTTGCCATCAGGTAAATATAACTCTGAAAAGATACCATCTTCTCTAAATTCAATCCTACGTAGTCGGAGAGTCATTACTTATCCAATAAGAAAGTGTGGATGTCGAGTAAGGGCACAGTACCACTAAAAGGGCCGTCTGATACTGATACAATACCAGTTAATTCACCATTATCGTTTACTAATGGTCCGCCAGAACTACCAGCAACTACAAATGCAGTACTTAGCATAACAGTCTCTTTCATAGAACAGACAATTCCTTGTTCCATGTCTATCATTACTTCCATTTTGTTATCTAAACAGCGCTGGAAGTCTTCTGGCTCTAATACTGGGAATAGCATTGCATGTATAGACTGCTCGGATAGTAGCTCACCGTCGGTCCTATAGGTTGGCTGCATAGCGCCGTGGGTCATAGTATGGACATGTTGGTGCTTATACTGTTTATCGGCGATTTGGATAGACAATGCATGCTCAGGAGCAGATAAAAGCAATAAGTCCGATTTATCGTCCATAGCAACAAAGCTAATCATTTCTGATTTGCCTTGCTCATTAGTAGATTTGACTTTTCCATTCTCTAATAGACTAAAACAATGCTTTGCAGTCAAGGTGTATACTTTGCCACTAGGCGCTTGGACTTGGATACCAGAACATCCACCGCGTTTACTAGATAACTGGACGACTCTATTTCTAATATATGAGTCTTGAGACTTTACATACTTCAATACAGATGTAATACCCACAGTAACTATTAATAACCAAACAATATAACCAATTACAAATCTCATTTTTCATCTCCCTTTTGAAGTGCTTTACCACCAAAAGCAGAAACAACAAATACACTACAAATAGCCGCTACTCCTGTAAAATCCTTGCCTCTAAGTAAACCCAGTATGCCAATGGTACACCCTACAATAAGGCTTATAAGCGACATTAATCTCATTGTAGAGATACTACCGTCTTCGCTAAGTAGTTTCTTTATAAAATTCATTTTGTAAGTCCTAGTAGCTTAACTAAAGCCTCTACAATACCGGCAAGAATGGCTAACAAACCCGCCAACTTCATAGCTCCACTAACCATATGGACGTGTTTTTCAATAGGTTCTAGTCTATTTTCAAGATTAGTACTGCGGCGGACGTGTTCTTCTAATATAACTGATTGCTTTGCAAGCGTTACGTTAATCTCTGATATACTATCAGCTATCTTATCTACTTTGTCTTCAAGACGTTTATTATCCATAACCTACGATGTTTTTACGATATTGATAATAGTTTTAATCAAATTAGGCGGTTGATCAATAGGAGCACTAGAACTAACTACTACTTGTAAGATATCCCCTACTTGGCAGTTAAATGGAGCATTCATTTCTATATGGCTTTGTGGGCCTGCTGCTTGTGGAGAAGCTACGCTAGCAGATTGACTACCACTTTGCGACATAGTTACTACGATGCCTGATAGCGGTACCATAGTAGTTCTACTATAGATAACGTGCTCACCAGCTACGTTAATCGTTAGTGTATCAGTGCTCAGTCCACTACTAGCACTTGGTTGACCTATTTTCATATTTTATCCTTCTCCAATAGATGGAGATAAAGAGTTTATAGTATTATAAACTTGACTTTGATCTGTCCCAGAAGGTACAGATATCGTTACATTCACTACATTATTAGAATCAAGAACAGTATATGTATCAATACCATTACTAGAGTCTAAATTTACTGTTCTGCCATAATTATCATTATCTAATTGTGTCATAAATTCCTATGAAATAGTCCAAGTACCAGTTGTTGCTTCAAATGTTTCAACTGTACCTTTAGTACCTGCTGCTCCTGCTGTACCATTTGTTCCTGTTCCGTTACCACTACCAGCATTACCACCAGTACCGCCAGTAGCTAATAAAGTACCTGCAGAACTAATAGTATTAGCGAATATAACAACAGCACCGCCGCCACCGCCACCGCCACCGCCTCCACCACCGAGGTTAGTACCAACTGTAGGAGTACCGCCATTACCGCCATTACCGCCTAAAGCTTCTATAGTGCCTGAATTAGCTATTGTATCTGCTATAATGAATACGCCGCCGCCTCCAGCACCGCCTCCACCGCCTCCACCACCGAGGTTAGTACCGTTACCGCCTCCAGCACTGCCGCCTCTACCGCCTGTACCAGTTCCTGTATAAGTGCCTGCAGATTGAGATTGCCACATTGCTTGGACGTTTCTCCATAATATAGCTTTTAATACTCCCCCAGCACCGCCACCGCCGCCTGCTCCATTAGAACCAGAACCGCCAGAACCTGCTTGTCCACCAGCGCCGCCAATGCCTGTTACAGTACCTGGAGTAGAACCATTAGCACCTACTCCAGTACCTCCTGCTGCTCCTGCCGTACCTGCTGATGGGCTTCCTACAGTTGTTCCTGCAGATGCTGTTACTGTTCCTGCTGCTCCTGCTGCAGTAGTAGCGCTATTACCACCATTACTACCATTAAGATCTATGATACCTGTAGCTGCTACTGTTAATGTACCTTTAACAAATATTACTTGCCCGCCAGTATTTAAAGTAACTCCAGCATTGACAGTTAAATTATTGTAGTACATATCTCGAGTCAAAGTAGTATTAACCGAGATAGTTACGTTACCATCAGACCCATCTCCTACCATACCTTGAGCTAAAGCACCGCCAGATACAGAAGTATTATTGATTTGGATGGTGCCTGGGCCATTAGTAATACTAATACCAGGTCCTGCAGTAAGTGTACTAAGGTTATAAGAAGATGTAGTACTATTACCTATTAGTAATTGACCATTGGTAGGAACAGTAGATAACCCAGTACCTCCAGATCCTATTCCATCTACTCCACGAAACCACATATTAGAACCGTTAGAGATTAAATATGATTCTCCATATGCTGCTCGAATAGTCTTTGTAGCTGCACCATCAATAGTATCAGATCCAACAGCAGTCAGAGTCAAAGTATTAGTAGTACTAACAGTACCTGATTCATCTGCAATAATAAGGACTTGGCCTGGGTTAAGACTATTAGCTGCTGGTAAAGTCACTACTCTAGGAGCAGACATTGTACCAATTTGAGCAACATATCTATCAGTACTCAGTACAGTATAATTAGCATTAGAAAATGTAGATCGCTGATCAATATTAAGACCAGTAGAAGTCCTAGCACCTGCTGCAGTCGTATTGCTAGTACCTCCATGAGCTACTAATACTGTTCCAGTTACGTTTGCTGCATTACCTGCAATATTCCCTGTAACCTGGGTACCAGGTAAGCTCAATGAAGACAATGTAGTCAATGTACTATTAGAAGATGCTGTAATGTTACTTGCAGTACCACTAGTATTAGCAGCATTATTAGGAATATCAGCAGAAACTAAACCTCTAAATGAAGGCGTTGCAGATCCACCAGATACGGGACCTGCAAATACTGTATTTGCTGCTTGATTTAAGAGATTTAAGGTTAAAGTACCTGAAGTAGTAATAGGACTTCCAGAAACACTATAAATGGCTCCTGGGACACTAAGAGCAACGCTAGTAACAGTTCCTGTAGGCGCTACTCCACTTGCTGCAGAAGTAACTCGTCCTTTAGCATCAACTGTTATACTAGAATATGTATAACTACCTGCTATTACACCACTATTAGCTAATGTAAATGCAGCAGATCCAGGTCCACTAGCAGTGCCATCACCTGTAAGTGCTGTAATGTAATTCCCTGCAGGTTGTTTAGCATTGAATGTAGACCAGTCAGCACTAGACAAAGCTCCACGATTAGTAGCAGAAGCAGTAGGGAGATTAAATGTATGAATACCTGCAGGATTATTATCAACTATATTAAAATCTGTACCAGCAGTACCAATTACTAAAGTTTGATTAGCAAATGTACTACCATTCAAGGAAATTAAAGCAGTTGGTAGTGCAGAAGAAGAAATAGTAATTACATTACCAATATTGGTTACTGTAATATTAGGTCCGCCTACAAGAGTTAGGGCACCGCTTAAAGTATTTACACTAGAGACGCCAGCACCACTGCCGCCGCCTTCTAACGGTAAATCAATGTAATTATTAGCCATTTAGTCGCCTTTACCGTTATATATAATATTCATCGTAGCAGTACTAGTACCGCCAGAAGCATCTGTATATACAACTCGTACGTAATTGTACCCAATATATCTAACATTCCACATTGTCTCTCCTGATGTAGCTACTGCAAATGAAGAATCTGCGATATCAACCCAGTTAACTGGACCTACAGCAGGAGGTAATCCAGTAGAATTTGTTTGAGTATCATTAGTCTCTGGGTCATTGGATGCTTGAATCTTAAGCGTACCACTAGGTGTACCTGTTATAATCGCTGCAATAGTATACATAAAAATACTTTTTAGCGGCTGATAAGGCGAGTTGTAATTCGCATTCAGAGGTACATTTGTTGCTATTTGTCTATTATTTACTCTCATATTATCCTTATGGCTGCCAACCAGAGATTGGGACCGAAATAGTAAAGTTAATTATTGCACCTGTAGTAATATTGATACCAGTAGCACTAGTCGCTGGTGTCAAACCTGTTGATCCTGCAGTTCCGAAGTTACCTACACAACAGTATAAAAGAGAAGTACTAGTACCAGGAGCAGTAACGACTCTACCACCAGCATTCGATGAGTTACTTGTATTCCAAAGTCCTACACCATTGCCTGGGCTTGACGTTGTATTAGCCGTAATAGTAAGTTTTGTAGAATCTAAGGTAGCATTAGTAGGTAAAGAAATAGTAGGTATAGTAGCTGCAGCAGTTCCTACAGTACAAGAAGCAAGGATCTCCATGTTTCTACCAACCCTACGCCATTGTGCTGAATTATTAGTTACTGTACCAAAACCCGTACCATAAGTAGGAGTATAAGAAGTAGTATCACTACCCGTTTGATGCTCCATTACCTGCCAGTTAGCATTGTCTGAAACTAATACGACCTTTTCGCCATTAGTAGCTAAAACATAGCCTCCACTAGCAACAGTTCCACCAGGGCCATTTATAGTCTGTGAGCTAGTAGTGTTTAGTGTATATAATTGAGACAATGAAGTACCATTATGTTGGATTACTATTACTTGGCCATTAATACCTACTGCTGTAGGCAGAGTAATAGTAAAAGAAGTAGAACTAGCAATTACATAGTCATTCGCAACTGCGTTATAAGCACTAGTCTTAGAAACAACGTTATAAGCTACTGCTCCAGTACTTCCACTAGAAGCAGCAGTAATCAAACCCTTAGCGTTTACCGTAATAGTAGCATTAGTAAAGGTGCCTACGTTTGAGTTGACAGTAGCTAGAGTAAGCGCAGCAGATCCAGGTCCTGATGCAGTAGCATCGCCTGTAAGGGCTGTAATACCTGTAGAAGCAAGGGTAATACTACCATGGCCATTAGTAACAGTTATACCAGTGCCTGCAGTAAGCGTTGTCTGAGTTAACCCGCCACCAGAACTATTACCGATAAGTAATTGACCATCAGAATAAGCATTAGATCCAGTACCGCCATTACCTTGTGATAAAATACCCGTGACTTTAGTAGTTAAGTCAATAGTATTATTGGCAATCTTAGCATTAGTAACGCCTAAATTAGCAAGTTTTGCCGTCGTTACTGATAGATCAGTTATGTTCTTAGTTGTAATTTGTGACAAACATCACTCCATTATACGTAACTATAGCCAACTGTTAAAATATCGCCCGCTATTAAAGCAGCATTACCACCAGTAGCTAGATCACCTGCAAATGTAACTCTAGTAGATCCACTAGATCCGCCAGTAAGGCTAACTGTAAAATCAACGCCTTTTAATTGTAAAATTCCACCATTAGGAACAATTGAAACACTATTAGTTAATGCAGAAGATCCCGTTGCTGGATGATTAGATGGAAATCCATTTGCTACATCTAAATCTATGTACTGATTAGTAATATCAGTAGAAGTAAGTGTATAAGCATAAGAAATCGGATTAACATTAGAAATTACAGGAGTTCCTGTAAGTTGGCTATAAGGAAGGCTTAGTGCACTAAGGGTAGTCAAAGTACTGTTAGAAGTAGCAGTGATATTAGCCGCATTGCCTGCAATATTGCCTGTAACCTGAGCACCTGGTAAACTCAATGCGCTTAGAGTAACTAAAGTACTATTAGAAGTAGCAACTAAACTAGCTACCTTAGATTGAGATCCAGTAGCAGGACCTGCAGTTACATCGCCAGTAAGTTGGTTAATAGCATTTACTGTTACAGCGCCTTGAGCACCGTTTACAGAGCTTACACCAGCAGCAGGAGTAGTAAGTACCCATTTAGTACCATTATAGATAACTAAATCACCAATCTGGAAGTTAACCATAGAAGGATCAGTCAACCCAGCAACTGGACCAGCAAATGCTGCATCTACCCAATAAGTAAATCCAGTAGTACCAGTACCATCGACTAAAGCAGGAGTATTTGTAGAAGGGTCCCAATTACCTTGGAATTCCATAAGAGCAGAAGGAAGTTGACTTAAAGGGACTTTACCGCCACCATCTAAAGATGCTACTCCACTAGCCGCGCCTACTTCACTCTGAGTTACGTAAGTAGCGGATAGACTTGGAATATCTGCTGCAACTAATGCCCTAAACGTAGGAATAGAAGGTCCAGCAGAAGCAGGTCCTGCAAAGACTGTATTAGCTGTTTGTGTATTAAGCGAGCCTGTCAAAGTACCTGAAGTAGTTACGGGAGATCCAGAAACAGTAAAGATAGAAGGAAGAGCAAGAGCTACAGAAGTTACTGTACCACCAGTAGCATGTGTATCAACGTAATTCTTAGTAGCTGCATCTTGAGCACTTACAGGATCTAATACATTGCTTATGAGATTAGAACTCGCATTTAATACTCCTGGGATAGACCAGTCAAGCATTACTGTAGAGCCATCTTGGGCAAGTAACTGTCTAGCACCATAATCAATAGATGCATTACCAGCACTATCAACTGTATGTCTTGTTCCATAGTTAATGGATGGATTACCGCTAGTATCATCTAAAATTCTATTAAAGAACTCAACAGAATTGGCACCAGAGGTATCTCTAATACCTTCGATGAAACTCCGTCCCCAAGGATTACTAGAAGATCCTAAAACCTCTCCACTACCATCATTGACCAAATCTTGGTTAATCGATGTTGCTACTAGGTTACTAAGTGCAGTATTGGCACCTGGTGTGATACCTAGCATTGCTTGGACTTGGGCTACTGTCAGAGCCAGGACGTTTCCTGTACTACCAGTGTTATTGCCTAAGATAGTATTTGCAGGGATTTGTTGGATTTTTACCAACGTTGCTGCATGATCTGCTATGAACTTTGTTTGAATTTGTGACATTATCTTTCCCTTTAATATTGATACTTAATTACAATTACATCGCCAGCGACTAAGGCAGATACGCCACCAGTAGCCAGACCATTTAAAAACGACACTCTAGACACTCCACCAGCACCACCACTATAACTAACTGAATAGTCATAACTAGCGCCTTCGATTTGAGCACCTTCTCCTTGTACAGAGAAGGTAATAGAATCTACGCTAGCAGTATGAGTTAAGTCTACGTATTGATTAGTAATATCTGTACTAGTCAATACGTATAAATCCTTCTTATTAGTAGCGCCTATTCCAGTAGCAGCAATAGTAATGTTGCTTCCAGCAGGAGTAATGGTAATACCAGAGCCTGCTACAAGCGTTAATGCGCCTACTAGCGTGTTTAAACTAGTAACTCCACTACCACCACCGCTAGATACTGGATACCTTGCGTAAAAGTTATCCATTAACTAACCTTAGCGTTAATGACTGCTTGCATTGAGCCAGTACCAGAAACACGGTTATAGACTAGTCTAATAGCATAAAAGCCAGTAGCATCTACATCGATACCACCATTACCAGTATTGCCAGAGATTGGAGTAGCTGCAGATAATGTAAGAGTAGTCCAATTACCAGGATTTCTTACTGAACCATCTACGTTTTGACTATAAGTATTAGATACTTGGACAGACATTGTTCCAATAGGAGTCGTTCCAGCCCAAGAGATATCATATGAGATCATTGATAGATTATCTATGATGGAGACTGTGGAAATGATGTTTCCAGACATGTCGCCATTAGCTATAACAGGGAAGGGGCGGAAGATTGGGCGTGAAGCCATTTGACTCCTAATGGGTAAAGCCTTATGGGCTAGTCTAATTATGCCTTTTAGTACTTATTTGATTAGATCAAAGGTATTGGATTTGGCGATTAAAGTTTGACAAGGAGTAGCCGATAAGTATACTGTAACTAGGAGGCTATATGTTTTTATTAGGAATATTTATATTTGTAATAGTAGTAGTAATACCTATAGCTGAATCTTTAGAAGAGCCTAAATGTAAGTGCAAGGAGTGCAAATGTACTCGCAAAAACTAACTCCTGCTAAGCTATCAAAAATGGCTAATCAAGCAAGGAACAAAAGCTATAAAACTAAAAATAAACAAATTAAAATGTATCTCCAAGGCTATGCTCAGGCCTTGGATGATTTGATGCGTAATATGTTAGAAACTCAGGAGGAAGTATGAATGACAGAAAAATGTTTGAAACGCTAAAATCAATTGGTGTCTTAAATCAAGATTCAGGCGATTGGAGAGAATTAGCTACTACAGAACCATTTGTAGATAAATTAGTATCTTACTGTACTTCTGATAAGTGCTGCAGTTATACAGAAAAGGTATTTTGTGAGAAAACATCAAAATTTATCAATAAAAGACGTCGTAAATCTAAAATACTTAAGTATGTTAATAAAGGTACAGATGATTGTAAAGATTGTAGTAATTCTTTACTTTGGAAAACTATACAAGTACCTGTTGGATAATTATTTATTCTCGCGCTCAGAACGAGACTGAGAAGGAGTCTCATAAGACTTAGCTAACTTGTCTAATGGCTTTGTAGACTTAGCAGGGCCTTGTTGTGGCTGCTGTTGAGCAAAGGTAGCCTGAGAAGCTATGATGCCTTCTGGAGTAAAAGAACGGGAGAGTGGAGCACCAAGGAATAATGACATGCCTTGTTGTGTTCTGAGATTAGGCTTCTCACCTTTGATTTGTTGCTCTGTAATCCTTTTAGTCATCTCTTTAGACAAATAACTATGTAAATCCGGGTACATAGATAATAAATGCTTTACATCATCAGACTTTAACTTACCTTTTTGGAGGTCTTGAAGTACCTTAAGTGGTTGATTAGCAATCGATAAAGCACTTCTATAACTACTCTCGGCCTTTGTATTCTTATAAGGCGTATCAAAGGTTAGCTTTTGTGGTGGTTGTGGGCGTAGTTGGCTTAAATAGTTAGAAACTGTAGTCTTTGTAGTAGCAAGTGCTGTATCTTGATCTGGATATAGTGTAGATAAAGATGAGTTCATATTCATTGGTTTAGGTGTTACTATACCACCCTTGGCATATGAATTACTTTGATCTTGATTAGATTCTTTATTCATCTCATCTAATTGCTGGTTAATTCCACCTTTTTGGACATATTCATGCAAATCATCATCGGCTTCTGGATCTACTGCAAAGTCCATTGCTTTAGAACCTTCTACTTTGAATAGAGAGTCTATTGCATTGCCAATTAACTTGGTTCCTTTAGAAGCCTTATATCCATAGTTTAGAGCATCTGTAAGACCAGTTACTTTACCTGCCTTGATAGCATTAATCATTATAGGAACTGCTACTTTGTTAGTCAATGGTCCAGAAGCTCTAGAAGCAAACTTCTCTACAGTAGGATCAATATACTTCTTTACTAATCTATATGCTTCTATAGCTCCTACTCCACCGACTCCGGTACTTCCATAGGGCCCTAATACACTTCCTGCAACTGCTCCTGCAGCACCGCCTATAGCAGTACCAACTGCATCAGTAATTGAAGTAGCGATCTTTTGAGTAACTACTTTTTCTAACCATTGTTGAGCCTTTACACCACGTTCAAATCCTTTAGAGACTTGAGAAGCCATAGGTTTAAGATCTTTAAAGAATTGCTTCCTAGCAATAGCTATTTCTTCAGCGCCTTTGGATGCAGCGCCTAATCCTATTGCAAAGTTAGTCAACCCTTTGCCTAGATTCTTACCTTGTAATATTTCTAATTCTTTTTGGCCTGCACCAAGGGTGCCCATAGTAAGCATACCTAGCGCACCAGAGCCTACTATATGACCTGCAATAGCAATACCAGACTTATCTTTATGTAAGAAGGCATCTGAGAGTTCATCCCCAGTAGCCATGCCAGACATCTCAATAAAGCCTCTCATAGCTGCAGAGCCCATAGTAGCTAATCTACCTGCTTCTTTAGCAGCAACAGGGAATAAGGCTTTAGCGCCTTTTTCAAGCATAGCCATTTCGCCTGCGCCTGTCATCATGCTAGTGCCTACACCTACTAATTCGCCTAAATGGCTTGCAACTGGATTGCCTTCTTGTCTATTCTTAATCTCTTGGGCAGTCTCATGCTCATTACCAAACTGATCTAAAGCCCAATCAGAAGCGCCAAATGTGTTTGCACGCATAAAGCCTTCTTCAAAGGCTCTGCCAGTCTCTAACGGTGTTTGGTTTTTAGATAGGTCTACGTGGGCTTCTTCTACAGGGATAGCACCTTTAGGAGCTTCTGGTAAATTCGTGGCTTCATCTTCTGGTATTGCTCCTTCTGGAGCAGTTTGAAGACTAGAATCTATAGGTCCAGGACCAGCCATAGGAGTACCAGGGGCACCACTAGGATCACTAGGTGCACTAGGTGCTTGTATATCAGCTTCATCTTCTGGTATAGCGTTATCTGGACTGTTATCCATTTTACCTTATTTTTTGATTGGGACCCAATGGTTACCATTACTATATTTCTTTAGCTCATGGGTAACATTGGGTATTACTCTAACTCTAGGCTTTTCTTGTTGACTTTGCTGGTCTTGATCTTGTCCTGGTTGTTTAGGAAATCCCATACCACCTTGGCCATTAAGAATCATATTTTTACGCATTCTATTATTCTTAGCAACTTCGTCTAATTTCTCTTTACTACCTTTTAATTGTTCCATAAAAGATTGTGGATTATTAGGGATTTGCTTATCTAGCCATCCCATACGACCTTCAGTCATTCCAAGGCCATCTAATGTTTGGTTATAAAGAGCAGCAGTTTCATGAGCTTTTACTGCCATAGGACCTAGAACTTTTGGATCAAAGTTGCCTCTAGCACTCATAGCAGAATACTTTTTAACTGCATCTTGTAGATTAGTCATTTGTTTATCTAATGTATTATGAGCTAAGACTTTATTTTTCAATCCTGGATCTATAGGACCGCTCGCATGTCCAAAAACACCAGGTATATGTTGCTGATTATTAATATCCCATTGTCTTCTAGCTGCTTCATTAGTCTGACCTAATTTTAATAATTGATTCTGATGATCTTGATATGCGCTCTCTGCTTTATCTGGATCCCAATTAGTAGGAGTACTATCACTAGTTTCTCCAGTAGAATCAAACATTATTCCATTATTAGCTTTAGCTCCTGCTATAATAGCGTTTGAGTTCTGAAACTTTTCGCCAACTTTTTGATATAATTGAGCCATAGCTGAGCTTATATCTTGCCTTCTCTTGATAAGATCTGGAGTATTACCTTCTGGTATCTTCTTTAATTGATTTTCTAAATCAGCCATTGCAGAAGTATAGGCTTGAATAGAAGAGTTTTCAAAACCAATTTTCTGAGCATTATTATATACTTGTGCTGTTTGGGCTTGATTTAAATGCTTACCGGATATAGCTAATTGCTCTTGAGCTTTGTTTAGTTCATTTTGGACATTTAACTGTACAAAGTTATGAGCATTAGTCTTACTCTTTGCTTGTGCTTCAAGATCATTTTGGATTTGTTTATCCATCATAGCCATAACTGCGTTTGGTTGATGCGCAAGTCCAGACCCTACACCACTAACCAACATGCCGAATAACATACCAATCTTACCTAATGTACTTCTATCAGTTCCATCAGCATTTTTAGCGAATAGATCATTATAGTCTTTAGGAGTGATATGACCATTTTGGATATCTTGAGCAAACTTTAGGTTTTCCTGTTTCTGCTCATCAGTAGCTTCTGCATGTTTTACCTGATAGATTGCTTGTTGCCTAGCAGATAAAGGCTCGCCTGGGTTTGGAGCACGTTCATTCGCAAGTGGATTGGCGGGTGCTTGTGGTTGGGCTTGTTGAGCTAATTGGGCTCCTTGAGCTTCATTTGCATCACCTTCTTGACCTACATCTTGTGCTTGCTGTTCTGGACTTGGTGGTGGTTCAGGAGGTATCATAGTACCAGGAGGCGAATCTGCTTGTGCTCCTTGTACATCTTGTTGTTGATCTGGCTTATCATATAATTGATGCAAATCCCTGTTATCTTCCTTAGGCTGCATTTGAGCTTCTTGAGCATCAGATTGAGTTATATCAGGGATTTCAGTATCTTGATGTTGGGCCTTACCACCATCTTCATAATACTGGACTTTTCCGCCTTTAGCATTCAATGCGCGATCTCCACGCCATTGTTGACCAGACTTTTTAAGCGATTCTCCTTGTTCACTAGCTTGAGGCCCAGTTCCAAAAGTACCTGCCTTTGCTTGTTCGTGATACCAATTAGTAGCAGAATCTAATATACCAGGGGCAGAGTCAGAATTAGACACAGGTTCGCTTGGGTCAGCATAATACCTACGACCTTTAATCTCAATGAACTCACGACGTAACTTATTATAATCTAAAGTATTTCCTTCTTTAGGCGGTACCTTTTTACTCTCTTCTAACTTAGGATTACCAGCGTCAGAGTTTACTTTACCACCCGTAGAATAGGTCTTGTAACCTTCATCGGAAGGTTCGGGCTCGGATTTGGTTGGATATTCTTTTCTATAATTGGCATTGGAAGCAGCATTACGGGCATCCGCTTGTTTATCTTGCTCAGGAGTAGTAGCGTGGTAATACTTTGGATCAGTTTTGTTGTAAATAGGCGCGTTGGCAGCTGTATAAACATTTGCTTTAACATTGTCGTAACTCGCATCAGTAGTTCCTTCTGCTAGGTATTCGCATCCAGCAAAATGTGTTCTTGGCTTATCGCAGAATGATTCGGCTTTGCCGCCATGAGCCATATTACCATAGCAACGGCAGTTTGGATGTGGTTGGCCTTGGGATTTACAATGCGGATTTTTACAAGGAAGGCCTGCATCATAAGCAGAGTTTGCTCCTGCTTCTTCATGGGATTGGTGAGATACTCCACCTTTAGCCATCTTTGCTCTACCGCCATGGCACATAGCTTTTAACTGTTCTTGACTCTCTGGTCCAAGAGCTTTAATAGCAATTGTTAAGGTATGTCCATCTTTATGTCGAAGAGTAGCGTTATCTTCATCAGATTTAACATGAGAGAATTTAGATAGATCTAATTTAACCTTGCTCATTATTTCTTCGCCTTTTTTGGCATAGAGATTTGACCACCATTAGCCTTCATAATCTCTGATACGAACTTATGTGCTGCCCAATGTGGGTTTTTACTTTGGGTTACAGATCTAGGTAGGATGATATCACCTTCATTTAGGTCTTTAGGCACGATATCATTTGCATAGTCATTCTTAGCGCCTTTAACAGGAGCTTTGCCTGGGATCTTCTCGCCATCTAATGGTGATTTCTTACCTTTAGCTACTGCAGGAACGTCTTTAGCATGGATGCGAATCTCGCCTGGGCTAACCATAGCAGGGACTTTACCGCCTTTAGCTGCCATTAATGTACTAGGATCTTGGGATTGATTATCTGAAGGACCGCCTGCTTGATTCATATTGATTTTAGCATCTGGAGCTTCTGGTTTAGGAGTAATAGCACCAGCAATTGCATTACCAATGCCTGTTCCTAATTTAGAAAATCCTTGATATAGCTGATTAGCTCCTGGATTACCAAAATTAGGAGTACTTCCTTCTGCTTTAGGAGCATTGGGGTCTGTTGAAGTCGTTTTATTTTTTAAGAATTGACCGAACTTAGAACTAGCACCTTGTGGTTTAGCCGGTTGAGCAGCAGGACTAGCAGGTGCTGGAGCAGGAGGGTTTGCAGGATCAAATACATCATTATTAGGATCTACTGGAGCATATTGTCCATTTTGAGGCGCGCCTCCACCATAGAGATGGACTCTGCCGCCGTCAGCGAATAATTTACCAAGAGCACCTAATACAGCGCTTCCTGCAGGTCCAGCAGCATTACCAAGTCCGCCTAAAGCAGCTTGTTGACCTTGCATAGCAGTAGTAGCTAAACCAGCATTAGACGAATTGATATTAGCTTGGAGACCTGCTCTTGTAGCATTAGTCGCTGCAATATTGTTTAATAATGTAGATTGTTCGGCTTGTTGGGCTTGGGTATTAGCATTAGTAGCCGCCATTTGATTGCCGACTTGTTGGCCTGCTACACCTGTCATAGCATTAATAGCGTTTAGACTCTGGTTAGCCTGCATTGTAGCGCCTTGGCCTACTGCCTGCTGTTGTGTATTAGCACCTTGTTGTGCGGCTTGCCTAGCCATTAAACCAGCATTTTGGCTAGATCCACGTTGGCCTGCCATCAAAGCATTCTGAGATGCTATATTAGCACCTGTTTGTTGAGCTAACTGAGCTTGGGCAGGATTAGGACCAGTACCATTGGCTATACCTTGGAGTTGGTTATAGTTATTAGTTTGGTTTTGAATACCATTTTGGCCTTGGAGTGCAGTTACGAGACCTGATTGTTGGCCTAGAGCAGTTTGATTTGCTGCATAGGCATCTTGAGCTTGTTTAACCGTAGTTGGAGCATCGATTTGTGCTTGTTGTGGTGTCGCAAAGCCAGTACCATTAGCACCGCCTGCCATACCTAATACTGAAGAGACTACTGAACCCAAAGGAACTCCTTTATGGATAACCTAGCTGGTTATCGCTAAAGTCAGTAACTTCGACTTCAATAGTGCCATTTAGTACTTAAAAGGTATTAGATGCTCTATATTAGAGATAAGACTATTACAGTAGTCTTCAAGGGAGTAAATCCATACTTCTGTGAACGCATAAGGATTGACTGTACAGTACTTGTACACATAAGTCCGATGATATTCATTGATTTAGCAGTAATTATAAGGGTTTGGACTAATAAATCTAATCCATCATTACGTTCTTGGCTAGTCATACTAGGATTGGTGATTAGTGTATCTAACTGAGCCGTACCGCCTTCTACTAATCTTAGGAAGCCTGCTGCGATTGGCTTACCATCATGTGACCTTACAATAAACCCAGTCTTAGGTAAGGCTTCTAAGTGCATATTAGAGAATGGACTATTATTGTCTAAATGCATTTGGACTAGATCTTGTACATCAGTTTGCGAGAATGGATAGATATGTATTGACATAAGAAGAGTATACCTTTAAATTAAGATATGTCCAGGAAATTCAAACAAGGTGATATAGTTATAATTAGAGCCGAGTTAATTGGCATAAAAAAATCTTATGCAATAGTAATCGCTCAATCTATTGAAACTGCTCAATATATAAATGTAGTGTGCCTCAACAATAACATATGGCCTGCATTGAGAGAAGAATTAGAGTTAGTAGAAGATCCTAGTGCTTTAATAAAAGAGTTTTTAAAATGACTAATATTAAAGTAGGCGATTATTTAAGAATAACAGAAGATATAACGGCTACTTTAAAAGACTATACAATGTTTCGCAAAGGCGTACTTTTTAAGGTTCATATAGTAGAATATTATGATTCAGAAAATACAGAACTTAAAGGTTATGTAACTAAACTATCAAATAATGAATTTTATTTAGTATATCCAACTGAAGTCAAATTAGCAAATCCTACAGAACTTGAGTTAGAACTTTTATTACCCAAATGACCTTGAAGCCTTTTGAGGACTGTAACCCTTTTTAACGCCGATTACTAGATTCATGCCTGATAAAGTCAATCCTTGACCAGCAATAACTCCATATGAAGCATCATATATCTCATTGATGTTTATCTGGAATGTCTGACACTTCTGTCTTTCAGGGAATATACGTGCCTGGAATACGTTTCCAGGTCCGCCCCAAGGGCCATTAGAGCCCCAGAGAGCCTCTAAACCCCAATCAGGAACATAGTTATCAGGAGTTACTTGGATAGTCTGGCTAGGATTATTGCTAAAGTCATAAGAGATACCTACATTTAACTTAAATGGTGTAATATAAGTACCAAGAAGGTACATAAAATAGAAGCGTTCAAAGCCCCTTAAACCAGCAACAGAGATAGGCCCAGTCCCTACACTCATAAGTACTGGTTTAGAATCATCTAAATAGTAGTTAGGAGTTTCTTGAAGGATTTGTCCAAATGCATTTAAATAGACTTGAGTCTGGTTATATAGTGTACTACTAATAGCCCTTAGGTTACTAAACGTCCCCCATTGAGCATAAAAGTAATCATACATAAGAGTTACATCGTTATTAAGGATGAAACGGACCTGGTTAGTACCAGGTATAGATACAGCAGACTTTACTGGGATTGCATTAAATGATTCTACTGGAGCACCGATGTATTGAGTACCTAGACTTCTATCTAAGAGCCAGATACCTTTGTCTGATTGGAACATAATTCCGTTGGGCATGAGCACAATGGAAGCTTGGTTAGCGCATCCGACAGAACTTGTAATGTAGATCGGGTCTGAGAAATCATTATTTGCTCCTGTATTGTCAGGTCCAGTTCCTGTGACATAGTAGATAGCATCACGCTTAAATATGATGAGCTTATCGTCCATTGCCGACAAAGCAGTGATAGGTCCGGTAGAGCCTTGGGCCCCTGATGTCGGTGCAACATAAATCGTGAACAGATCGGACATTTCAACTGGGACCGCCTCGATGACTTGTTTTGAATACCATAGTAAATTCCTATCTTCTGCATCTACGATGAAGAGTCTATTTTTAAAGAGTGCCGATACAGTAGAAGCAGGAGCAGCTATATTCTCTATTACGCCACCTTGTGTGTATAAAAGAGTATTACCAAGAATAGCAGAATCAGCGTTAGTATCTGTAATTACTACGAAATCTATAGCCGTATTGTTTAATACTGGTGCTGTAATACTGGTGAATTGATAATATACTTGTTGGGCAGTACTCCAGCGATATCCTACAATCCTAACAGGATTAGGTGAGATCTTATCAGTAATACGTAGTGTAGGTACATACAATGTATTAGTAGATACAGCACCTGTAGTTATAACAGAGATTGGAATAGAAGGAGCAGATCTATGTAGATTTCCTTGGTTATCAGTCCATTCATATGTAAATACATAGTTATACTCTTGGGCAGTAATTAAACCGCCTGTAGCTGCTGTAGTAACCTGTATATCTTCTGGCCATACCTGGAAGCCATGTTCTACTGGACGTACACCATCATACATCCATAGTTGACCACCAGTTAGGTGTAAAGTATTAGCAATCTCTGATGAAAACTGGCCTGAGTTATTAATGCTGAACTTAGCTAAATTAATACCTGTCTGAGTGTATATAGCATTTAAAGGTACTAGACTAGGAGAGTTAGTAGGTTGGTTAAGCGTAGGCCCTTTGTTTACAGTAGCAAGGAAGTCTTTAAACTCGTAGGCTACCATATGGACGTTATTAATCGTAGATACGCTAGGGAGGACTTGGGAAGGCTTATATCCACCACCATTAGAGTAGGCTAAACGCATATAAACGCTTCCAGAATCATCTACAAGGAAGTAAGTCGGTTGGTTAGCTTCTCCATATGTTGCTATGAAGTATACTACACCACTATCTGTAAAGGCTTTAGAGGCTAGCCCTACGCTTCTAAGCACTACCCCTGGCCCCGTCACTACCCCTACCTGCGAAATCGTTACCTTGCTGACGTAATCGCTTTTAACAGGGGTTGGGTAAGGAGATGCATAGTCATTAAAGTTTTCATATAAAATAGTATTAATCCCATTAGTAGCAACAGAAGTGATCTCATCGATTACTATGCCTGTAATTACCTGGGTTGGAGCTAATACAGAGTTTAAATGGCTATCAAATGCCATAGAATAGCCGTTATTAGAACCTGAGTCCCAGAAGGTTACCCAAATGATTGGAGAATTACCTGAGATATCAGCAGTTACGCTTACTAGATCTGCTGTATGCCCTGCTGTATTGATAGCAGATGATAGTATTAAGGTACTAGAGAGTAATGCAGTCCTGATAATAGTACCTGTATCAGACCAGGATATATAAAGGGCATCATTAGCTACTACACCATCATAACCTGCTTGTAGTGTATTCAGTGTAGTAGCAATGTCTACAGGAGCCCTAGGAGAAGCCGGCATTGCTATTGGAATGGCAATATATTGGAGATGAGAAGTACCACCAACCGTTGCTGTATAAGTAATGACAAAGTATTTATCTAATAGGAATGCACGTGGATTAGTAGCAGTACTTGGTAATGCAGTCCTAGGAACTATTACCTGTCCTGTAGTAGAGTCTGAAATGATATAGTAGCTAGTATTAGCTCCTGTCATATAGACTAAACAGGTAAGCCCTAATGAAGTAATAGCCGTATCTGGAGAGATATCATTGTTAGAGTCTCTAAGGAGTGGAGTAACATCTAATCCAATTGGTTGGATCTTACCTTGGTTTATCCAAGTATCTGTATCTGCTGAGTAATTAAGGAGGTTAGTACCAGTAGCGATGAGACTATTGTTTAGCGTTGTAAGAGTAGTCTGGTTATCATCTGGAAGTGTAGTTAACTTCTTGAAACCATTACGTTTTGTAAGCCTGCCAGCAATATCAAAGACAGAGTTTACCATAGTCAAGAACTTACCAACGGGTAGCTGGTAAGGATCTGTCTTGGTATCAATTCCTTGTTGGAAGTTAATTATTACGGGTTGTTTTTGTAGTGCCACTAAGCACTCCAGCCGGCTATTGGTAACCTTGCACTAAATGTGACGTAATATGGATTAGTAGCAAAGCCGATGCCTTGGCCTGTGCCCCAAGATTCAGACTGAGCATTGCTTCCACCTTGGAATTCGGCTAACATATATAATTTAGAAGTACTAAAGGGAAGTACAATTGTACGAGAAACTACTCCAGTACCAGCATTAGCACTATTAGAAGTAAATCCTACTCCAAGAGCAGTACCGCCAATACCGACGTGGGTTTGATCTATAGTGCCGGTAGCAATGTTAACTGATGAGTCTAATAGCAAAGAGCTAGGAATAGTAAAGAGGTATGCACCAAGGCCTGCTACTCCAGCAGTAGTTTGGTAGTAAGTAAAGTTAATCTCCATGAATTGGCCATTACGACGCCATACAACATTGTCTGTTACTGGAGTAGCGCCTTTAGTAGGATTAGTAGTAGTAGCTGTAATAGTAGATGTAGTCGTAACAAACGGAGTTACAGTCTCATGCTCTATGATCTGCCAATTAGCACCATCAGAGACTACTGTATATATCTCAGAGATAGTATTTAACGTCCTAGTAGAAGCACCATCGATAGTCTGGCCTAGACTTGTAGCAATTGTAATGACATTAGTTAAGCTAGCATCTGTCTTCTTAATAATGATCTGTTTACCTTGAATTGTAGTAGCATCAGGAAGGGTTACAGTAAATACTCCACCAGATACAAGGATTACATCATCTACATTAGAGATAGCATAAGTACTGGTTTTTGTTTGGATATTCTGGAGTAGATTCTGGAAGATTGGTTGACCACTACCGCTTTGTCGTAGTATCTGGCCTTGAGTACCGGCATTGCTAGGAAGTATAGTAGTTACAGGTACTTGGCCTGTAATAGTACCAGAAGTATCTATTTGAAGGAATGAAGATACTGCAGGAACTAAAGGAAGAGTAAGAGTATAGTTAGAGCTAAGAGATGGCGGAGATAGAGTCAACCCAAAAGTAGAGTTAGGGCTTAGATTTCTAAGGATTGCCGATCCAAAGTCCATATTAGCAGCAATGTTTACACCAGACTGCCATACGAAAGTACTAGAACCTGCGATATATGCAGCAGATGCAGGAGGCGTTAGGTTAGAGATAGAGCCTGGGCTACCAGCAATACCACCATTCTGAGTGATCTGAATGTTATTACCTAATCCATCTACGAAGAATAGATCAGTTCCTGACTCATAAATCGAACTAATACTAGGTGTTACTACCTGGGAAGTAAGCTGAATACCACCAACGTTTGCTAATAGCTGGTTATTGATGTTAAAGGTAGTATTAATGTTAATGCCTGCGGGAGTAATCTGTACACCAAAACCAGGTGTATGATCATGGCTATCGATTAGCGTCAAGCAGTTATTTACATCTTGAGCATACTCAGGACCAGGAGCTACGCCTACTATTGGTATAGGCAGATTCATGTCAGGAGATAGGTTTACATTAGCCATTAGAATACCCACAGTGCTATAGTACAAGCACTATTACTTGTAAGAGTAAGCGTAGAAGCGTTTAAAGGCTGGCTACGATGAATAGATGCAGGACCATCTATATCCATAAGGACCCATCCTTGCATCTGTCTGGAGAGTCTATGGTTGATTACAGTAACCCCATTGATTAACTCGATGTTCTTAAGCAAGATTCCTTGATTTGGAGCAAATCCTATTACTGGGTTAATCTCTGATGCCCATCTAGTTTGTGCTAATTCCCAAGGCATTTTTTGAGGTAAACTCATTATCTATTACCCTTACTTTGGTTATAAGAAGCGGGCAATATTTGTAAATTCCAAGGAACATGCAATCCTGATACTAATTTACCTTGTAATGGTATAATATGATCTACTTCTAATGGTGATTCACTTAACCAATTGAGTTCTTTAGCTAATATATAAAACTCAGTTATTTCGGCATTTTGATCTTTAGTAAGCCACTTAGGAGTCCTATTAAGCTTAGCTGCATTTCTTTTAGCTATATGAGCATTTTTCTTTCCTGGATTTTTTAATCTCCAAGTCTTATCATGTAAGGCTGCTTGAGGCTTTGATTTTTTAATAGTTTTGTATTTCTTTTTACATGGCTTACAATAAGACTGTAAGCCGTCGCTAGCTCGTTTATCTGGGCTAAATAAACTAGTTAAAGTTTTACATTGAGAGCATTTTTTATAAAAGCTAAGTGATTTCATATACTTAGAATCCACCAATCGGCCCATTATTGCCGCCGTTCCAATCGCCACCATTACTACTCTGTCTAACTTCTGAGATCTTATCTGGCATACCAGCATCACGATTTGCTGCAGTCTCTTCAATTCTAGCTTTTAGGAACATAAGTTCTTGATCTAGTTTAGTCGTATCTGATTCTTCTTTATCTAATGCATACTTAGCTGCTCTAGTAATTACATACTGAATCCATCCAGAAATAGATGTTTCAGTAGGATCAGTATCTGCTAAAAGCTCAGTCAATCTAGGTATATACCATAGTCGGATGATCTGATTACCAGATGGAGTAGGTATAAACTCTATGTTCTTACCCATTACGCGATATTGGAGATTGAATACACCATAGATAGTAGAAGCTGTATTAGGATATACGAATCTATTTCTCTCAGAGAATTGGAACTTGTTTACAGTCACAAAGGCGTTTGAAGCAGAGTTAAGTGCTAAATCTACACCAATTAGCTTATAGAAGGCAGGAGGTGTAAAGCTAGTCTGGTTAAGGCTATTTACAAAGGTATTAGATCCATTTGGAAGGGGATATAGGAATGTAAGCCCATCTGCTGTAAACTGGACTGGAGTACCGATGTAGTAGTCTTCATAGACTGTAATGAGTAAATCGTATAGTTCATACATTGCTAGATTAATAAAGGAGTTCCATTCAGGAAGCGTTACAAAGTTAGAGTTAACCCTATCAGCTTTTTCTTGAGATAACTGGCGTACCCTACCAAGACTCATCTCACCAGCTGCTACTGGAACTACAGACTGTGGAGAAGTATATGGACTAGTCCCTAAGATGTTAGATGCTGCAACCTTATAGAAGTACTGGGTATTTAAAACTCCTGTAGTATCTATGTATTGAGTAGCAAGTGGAGAGCCTGATAGAGTAACGAGTACAGAAAAGGTTACATTATCTAGACTTCTCTGGATTATATATGATGTCGCCCCTACAGATAAGTCCCAACTAACCAAGATTTGCTGGTTAGCTGTTTGGACATACATGTTATTAGGCGTGGAAGGAGCGCCAGACACGGCTTACTCTCCTTTGACGGTGACACCGCTATTACTAAATAAGAAGCCTAAGCTAATTACAGAGCCATCAGCAGGAGCAGCATTAGCCCCAGTGTAATCACGTGCTTGTAGAATAATCTGAGCACCGAAGCCCTGGTTTTTAGTAGGATCTGGAGCAATAGACGCATTAGGATCTCCGACTGTTTCAATAGATAAAATACCTGAACCAGCAGATGCTGCCTGCATTACTGATGCTCCACCACCAATTAGACTAGAAGAAGAAGCAATGAATGATACTCCTACTGCTGGAGTAATACCTTTTGGAAGTCCTACTGCCTGGAATTGAGCAGGAGTAGCAGATCCTAATGATGTAATGATCATTGGTTGGTTAGCAATAGTAGAAGATAGTGATGTTCCAGATGCAGGAGATACAATAGATTTAAAGCCTTTTAAAAGCTTATTAAAGTTATCCTGGAACTGGACTATGATTACACCTGCAGAAGGGCTAGAAGGAGCAGCTGGAATTGGCTTATTAACAGCATTAGTATCGCTAAGAGTAACTGCACCAGTCAAACCAACTAATCTACCATCAATTGTACCTGCTTGTGTAGCAGTAACTGATGCTTGAGCAATGATGTTTCCATAGAATACTGCTCCTGCACTAGATACACCAGAGTTGATAGTAGCTGAAGAGCCTACTGCCCAGTTAATAAAGGTATTTGAAGCATTTGCTCCACCAGAGAAGGCCATTGTAGGAAGTCCGCCTGCTCCTGTAGTAAGTGTACTAGAAGCAATGATGTTATAAGTACCAGGACCATTAAAGGTAAGAGTTCCTGGACCTGATTGTGCTAGGTTAAAAGTACCAGAAGCTTCTTTATAGTTACCAGGTGTTAGTGTCTGGCCATCTAATGTAGAAGAGATGGCTGTTGCACCACTAGCAAGAGCATTAATAGCTACGAATGCTGAGTTAGCATCAATAAGACCTTGGTTTGCTGCTGAATCTGCTGCATGGATTGTACCAATGTCTACACTAGGAGGGAAATTGGTTACAGAAGTTAGGTTATTTGGATAAATACCCATATCTCCAGTAACTACACTACCAGCACCTGTACTACCTGTAATGGCAGAAGCTGCTAAAATAGCAAAGTTAGCTGCAGTTGCTAGGTTAATAGAGTTTACTGGAGGGTTAACACTAGGAACTAAAGGGTTTTTAGAGTTAGGTGCAGAAGATTGCATATATACATTTGCAATAGTAGGCCCTTTAAGACTTCGGACTCCAAAGCCATTTCCGTTAGTACTATCTACTACGAAGTTACAATCAAGGAGTACTGGAGAGACAAAAGGCGAGTAAATCCTACCGCCATTAGCATAATTTCGGTTAGCCATTACTCCCCCTGAACTGTAATAGAAGAATCACTTAGGTATAAGGCTAAAGAGATTACAGAACCATCTGCAGGAGCAGCAATTGCTCCGCCATAACCTCTACATTGAAGGATAAACTGAGCACCAAAGCCTTGATTTAAAAGAGCATTTGGAGCAATACTCAGATTTGGATCACCAAGTGTTTCAATAGATGCTACTCCAGAACCTGCTGAAGCTGCTGCTTCTACTACGCTAGATCCACCAGAAGCTACGCCTGTTGCTTGTGCAATGAAAGACAGACCTGCTGCTGGTTTAAGACCTTGTGGAATACCAAGAAGGATAGCATCTGCTGCTGTTAAAGCGCCTACAGAGGCTAGAATGTATGGAGCGCCGATAGTTAGGTTAGAACCGGTAGGGACGATTGGAGTACCTGATACTGGGCTTACGATTGAGTTAAAACCAGAGAATGAACGGTTAAAGTTATCCATTAACTGTACTATAATAGTGCCTGGTGCTGGATTTGGATTACCTGGAGCAGGAGTAGCAGATGTATGCATGTAAACTGCTTGAATCATTGGGCCTTTTAGGCTTCTAATCCCAAGACCATTACCATTTGCTGAGTCAACTACGAAGTTAACATCAAGAAGAACTGGCTTGACGTGCATTGAATAGATGCGTCCTGCGGACGCGTAGTTACGATTAGCGATATAGATACCCTCATTACCTAGGTTACTGACAGAGGCGTATAGCTTGTCTCACCCGTGGGCTTCTAGGTAGGCCGGAGGGGAAGGTTTGAGGGGATCTCATACCTAACCATGCCTAGAAGTCCTTTTAAGGTACTATATCTATTCTATTCGATTTGGCATTAATAGTTCTATTAGTAGTTCGCTTGGATTTTCGACTAGCTTAAAGCAAGGATCAGTATAAGCTATAAACCAACTTGGATCAGGCGTATTTAATTGGTAATATACATTATTCTCTACGCCTAATACTACGAATAAATGCCCTGGAGGTACAGGGCTCATATAATCTGGATGTATAAATGAAGTATTCCTAATGATATCGCCTTTTTTAAACTTCATTGGATCTGACAGTTAGCTAATACGGTGAAGGTACAAGAACTACCAATTGCATTAGAACTATACACTCCTGGCGGGATTAATGCTAGAAACCCATCATTAGCAGAATATACAGCAAAGATATTTCCATTAATACAGACTCCATACTCAGGGAATGTAGATGGGTAGACTGGATGTACATTAGGGCAGAACTGGATTGGTGTAATGATAGTACCATCTGCTCCTTTAGGACCTACTGCACCATCTTGACCATTAGTCCCGTTACTACCGTTAGTTCCATTAATCCCTGCAGGGCCTGTATCACCAATAGGACCGATATCGCCTTTAGGTCCTACAATAGTAGCTCCTGAGTTTCCTTTACAAGCACTTAGCAGTAACATCATTATGATTAGGTATTTCATGACATAAACTCCTTTTGTATTTCGGTTAAATCATTAATCATTCCTATTAAAATATCATAGTACTTTTTACTATATTTATTTCTATCTTCGGCGTAGGCGTAGGCGGCGTAGGCGGCGGCGGCGGCGGCGTAGGCGTAGGCGGCGTAGGCGGCGGCGTAGGCGGCGGCGTTGGCGGCGTTGGCGGCGTAGGCGGCGTAGGCGGCGGCGTTGGCGGCGTAGGCGGCGTAGGAGGCGGAGGCGGAGGCGGTGGCGGAGGCGGCGTAGGCGGCGGAGGCGGCTTTTATTTCTTGTACTGTTGTTTTTCCGTTTAGCCAAAGCTGAGTAATATCATTACATTCTTTAGACTTGTTAGTTTTATCGTATTCTTCTACATCTCTTGCACAAGACAATGCAAAGCGAACTAGGAAACATATAGAAAATTTATTTTTATTTAGGAGTTTTTCTATTTCTGCTTGGTAGTTCATTATGCGCCCATCCTTAAGTATAATTTTAATGGCAATTCATCTTCATTGTCAATCTGTAATTGTAGAGTAGCTGCTACATCTAATAGCTCATGTAGCCGATCTCTATAGATAACTTTATGGTTAACGACCTTCTCACCTTCAAAGAGAGTAATGTTTAGACTCCACTCTCCTGATAGGTAAGATATGTGTACATAGCTCTTCATACCATTACCGTCTCGCCTATAGATAATGCATATTCTCTAGACTCTATTGATTTGATGGCTTCTTCTAAAGATTCAAAATTATCTTTTCCAAATACATGGCCTTCAAAAGTATATTCCCATCCATAAGTACTATCATCCGACCATTTAACAAGCCAAAATTCAGTTTTAGTAAAAGAGCCTGTTACTTTTTTAATATAGCTTTTCATATAACCTCCATAATATTTATCGGCTATTCTCAATAAAACTAAACTAGTTTCCTGCCAACTCTTGAGTCTTGTTATCGAATATGAAAGAAGCTGTATTGTAGTCTATTAGAACAGTAGTAGCTGTAGACATATCAGAATGATTACATAAGACTTTGTATCCATTTGGTACTTCTACCAGAATTACTTCGTAGTTAGGCGTAGATACTGCTTTAATTGTATTACTTAATGAGTCCATTTGACCCTCCTACATAACTTATCGGCAGTCTTATAACAAACTTTAGCTTACTTTTACTTTTAATTGACTACCAAAGGATGCAGGAGGCTTCTGGTCACCTACGATTGCCCAAAGTACGGGGTATTTAGGCTTCTTAATCTCTTCTGTATCGAAACAATCCATATCGCCAAAGTAAATCATAGCATCAATGCCTTTTTCTTTATTAAAGAAGTCGAAGGCTGGTTGATAGGCCGTACCTCCCCGTCCTGAGACTTTGTATTGCTTCTTAGGATTGTATTCATAATGATTCTTAATTTCGCTATCGGCTTCTACGACTGTAATAACAGCACCTGTCTTATGGATTTGATGGATTTCTGCCATAAACTGATTTAATGCTTCGTCTGATACACTTCCAGATGTATCAATTGCTACTCCAATATGGAGGACTTCAGTCTTGATAGTGCCTGGGTACATTATACCGTACCTACGATTTCTCTTCTTCTTGCTAGTATCTAATACAGTCTCTAGACTCCTAGCCACGAATCTACGTAGTTGGGCCTTCCAGTTAACAGTCTCTTTAGCAAACTTGGAGACTAATAGTTCGTCATGGGCAGTCATCTTGCCTGCATTCCTTGTATTCTGCGCTGCCTTTTCTACTGCTTGTCTTACCTTTTCCTTAAGGATCTCTTCTCCTTCAGTACTCTCTTGCCAAATAGCATGGTCATCGAACTCCATAGCTCCTTTAGCCTTTGGATTATCCTTTAACTGTGCTATATACCATTCAAAGGTCTCGCCATTAGGTAAATCAAAGTTCTTTGGAAACATTCCACCTTCAGGAACATTCTTAATAATACCATTAATGGCTAGATCAGCAGCAATATTTAAACTCTTATGTTTCTGGCTATTAATAATATCTTCTACAATACGTTCTGTGCCTTCTTTAGTAGATTTAGCATAAATAGAACTATCATAATCTTTCATTCTAGAAATGTGGTCCCTTAAGATATGCTCACATTCATGCTTTAAGATAGCCGTACGCTCTTCGATTGGATATTTACCAAATGTATCAGGATTGATGTGAAGTTCAATCCTATCTTTAATACAGACTCCAGCAATAGGAACCTTCTTGCCTTCAAACCTATCCATTTGGCAAATCAATTCAGCATAGAACCGCTCTTCTTCGAATAAACGGACTAATGCCTGAGATACTGAGTTATTCATTAAGCCGCCTTAGTTCCTTTAGCAATCCTGATTATTTCTAGTAACTGCTTCTCATAGTCTTTAGTATTACAAAGGTCTTTAAATACAGCAGATTCATTAATAGCAAGTTCTTTGATAGCCTTATAGCTAACGTCTTTAGGGACGATTAAAAAGAATTTTACTAGATTCTTCTTCTCTTTATCTGCTAGCATAGTTTTAGCTTCATCTAATCCCTTTAAATGAGCCAAGACATTCTCACATGTAATTGATAGGAGGCTACCGTTTATATTCTCTGGATTACTCCATTTCTCTACTAACTTAAAGTTACCTTTTAGGACTTCTTCTCCTGTCATTGGCTTATCTTGAGACTTAAGGAATTCACCATAAGCAACTGTACGCTCTAGTCCAATGATACCAATCATAAGGTCTTGCATAAGGTGTGCAGGAGTATTCAAGGCGATTAGCTTATTCAAACGAGAGTATGCGCGTCTATCTACCTTAATAGGAAGCTTAAACTCACTTCGTTTTTCTTCTAATAGCTCTGGTTGTTGGCGGATAAACTCTACTAGATTAGTATCGATTTTAGTCTCTTTAGCAAACTCTAACCATTCTTCGATAGTCGGCTCTAACTTGATATGGACGAATCTAGCCATTAATGCAGTCTCATCTACATCTGTAGTTACATACTCTTCAGTAGGAGGATTACCAGCTGCTACGAGATGACAATTCTTTGGTAGTTTAAGTGTATGAAAGGTCTTATCTAGTGCAAGCGAAAACATTCCATTAAGGATATCACGACGAGCCCTATTGAACTCATCAAGGAAAATAACAGCACCAGAATCTGGATTTTGTTCACAATAGTCAATGGTTTCTTTAAGCCATTTAGGTATAGCAAAAGTAGTAGCAACAGGATTACCGTCACTGTCTCTAACAAAATCAGCAAGTCCAAGAATATCTCCTAAGTCAGATTGTGTACCAAGATAAAAGGGAAAGAACTTATAGCCTAAGCTATCTGCCCATTGTTTTACGATAGTTGATTTACCAATACCTGCATGGCCCCAGATAAATGGAGTTACTTCTGATTGTGCTAGGTAGGGTAGTGCTTCCTTAAAGTTCTTAATGTTCATTGTTTTCTCCTGTTAGTTAAAATTTGATAGACTACGGTTAATTTTTCGATAAAAGTCAATGGTTTATGATCTGGACCACCATAAAACCATTTATGAATACAATCTGCCATTAAATCTTTATCTCTATTACATAAAGTAGGATATTGTTCATTTATGAACTCTTTAAAACTCCTATTCATGGTCTCTTCCTTTGGTTAGATTTAATTAAATCAGACTTTATTAAATTCTGCAACTATTTTCGAGTAAAGTAAAAAATATTGTATTGAATACCCAGATACGTCGCATTTCTTATTGCCGGCAGTTACTACATATCCGCCATTTGCTCTACTATCCTTTTTAATGTTTCTTATTGTAAGAATTTCATTATTTTTGAAAGTACTAGATAAACCAGCATAGCCTCTATAAGCTTCTCTTATAATTACTTTATCGCCTACTTTTAGTCTACAAGCCTTCATACAATTAGCGTATAGCATTAAAATAAAAAAACCCAGGATTTTTTAGGTCCTGGGTCATAATAATACGTTTTAAAAAAACGACTAATAGTGTCGTTATTAGTTAATAATATTAAGCACTTAATTGTACTACGCAATTCCAACCTGGTGCGCTACAAATCAAATTGCCATAATAGCCAATTCTGATTTCCAAAGCATCAGCATTTCCTACTCTGAGACCTTCGAGGCCTTCCATTCCATAAGTAAGAATATGTGGAACTTTTCCGAGTGAACGGAGTTTCCATGTATTCATAGTAAGGAGGTAAGCAGTCTGTGGAGGACATGAACGATCTGCAAGAACCGTTACTCGACCATAAGCTGATTGGAAAGTAATACCTTCGAATGCAACTTCTACTTCGTCATGGTTGACTTGAACGTATTGGACCTTTGCGCCCAAAGCGTTTACAAGTGCAGCATATGAAGAGAAATCCATTACACATAGGTCTGGTTTTCCACCTTCTCGGTTAAGGAACGCTAACGCATTAGTCATACCTTCTTCGATAGTATATGCAAGAGCATTATATCGGAGACCAGCAAGACGTGTAGGATCTGCAGAGCGATTAACTCCCCAGAAGCTATCAGAATTGCTTGGAGTTGCTGTTGGAACCCACGCAGCTAATCCTGACAATGCAAGATAACTACCAGTACCAGAAGCACCAGAAACAACGTCACCAGATACGCCAAGTGCTTTTCCAGCAGCTGCCCAAGAAGCATCCACTGCAGATGCAAGAACAGTAATAATACCGTTTGCGCGATCTACCTTTTGGATAACTGCTGTAGAAGCAGATACTGCAGAAATAAGACCTGCTGTATTAGTGAAGTTAACTAATGTCATACCAACTTCAAACTGAACTACTTGCTGAGCATTAGACAATGTAATTACATATGTCGGTGCTGCAGAAGAATCAGTTGAACCAATAGATCCACGTTGACCAGAACCATCAGCAAAGATTTCGAATGCGATGTTGTTGGTAATGTTACGGAACCCACCATCCATTTGGAGTTTAGCAGCATCAACAAACGCACCAGCGTTAGTCTTAGTCTGTTCCATAAGGAGGTTAGTAATAGTTACTAATTGGTAATCATTAATCACAAATACGAAGAATGAAGCCAATTGAGTAGCTGTTTGTTGGTTTTGAGCATTCGCAAATGCATGCGAACGACCTTGCGGAGTACCATATTCTAGTGGTACTGGGATATACTTACCAGCAAATCCATCTGGTGATTCGTTTTTTGGAACTAGTGCAAGGAAAGGGTTTTCCTTGTATACTAGATCCTTCATATATTCTTTATCATCCGTGTATAGTTCTTTCAACGCAGCAATCTGGTTGGAACTATTGGCATAAATAGCAGCCATTTTAATTTCCTTTAAATTAAGTTAAATCAAGTACTTAGACCATCTAAGTCTTTGACACACTTCTCCTACGCTTACTGCCTTTTTAAGGGACTCACTGGTAGATTGGTGTAAATATTAAGAGAGAATGCTCTTAACGCTTAAGATTTAAGCTCCCCTTTAAATGCTAATATTGCACGTTCTTTCGCACTGAGCGTCCGCGTAGAACCCGTGGCATTTGTTAGGGTTTTCATTGTTTGTGGCTGCTTATTACTTTGACTAGGTGTCTGCTTATTCGCTTCTCTTTCGACTGCAGGTCTACTAGATTGACGTGTCTGGATCTTTTTAGATTTAGCTAAACGTTCTGCATACTCAACTAAATATTCTTCTACTTCTTGAGCAGCTTCTTCTACTGTCATGAGACGTTCTTCTTCATTCCAGGTCTTTTCGATGAGTTCAACTACATCGTTAATAGAGCCTGTTAGTCTCACCATTTCGTACTCATCACTTGACTTTACAAGTTCAGTAGTATCAGTCTTGATCTGTTTCAAGGCTTGTTTATATTGAGCGTCTTGTGCTTCTACTGCTCTAGTTTCTTGTGATTTCTGAGCTTCTAGCAGCTTATCAATAGTTGCTTGCTGTTGGCGCATAAACTGCTCAACTCTAGGGTCTAGAGGTTGACGGTTAATAGCCTGTTGGGTTAGTCTATCGTAGTCAAGGCCTTGCTCTTCTAATACTGTTAAAGGATCGTTAAGGAGAGAAGACTTAGATATGTAATTAGTCTTATACTCTTCTTCTCTAGCAGTAATAGCAGCTTCTCTAGCCGCAATAGCGTCTTCCCTAGACTTGATCTGTTCTTGGGCTTGACGTTGCTGAGCACGAATGGCCTTTTCTTTCCTAGCAAGCAATTGATATTGCTGGTCTAGTTTAGGCTCTTCTGCTTTAGCTTCATTGATAGTTTGGGGTTCAGGGCTTGATTCTACTAGCTCTGCACTATTGTCTTCCTGTCCTTTTTGAGGGATGATTGCACTCATCTCTTCTGCAGTGACTTTGGTAGCGTCTAATACTGGTTGTTCTGTTAATCTAGCAATTGCTCTTGCGCGTGCATCTTGAGCAGGAGTAGGACCTTGTGGGCCTGTAGGCGCGGTAGCACCTTGTGGGATGACTTTCATTTTATTTCCTTATTATCTTAAGAATGCGCGGATTGCACGTTCTCGGCGGGTTAATAACTCTTTTTCTAAATCTGTAAAATAAGCTTCTTTAGATGATTTGATTTCTTCTTTAGTAATAGGCAGGACTTCAAAAGAATTACCAAAGCCTTTTTTAGGGCCTAACAATTCGGCTTCTAATTCAGTATCTTGACCTTTTAAACGAAGGCGTTCTGTTTGTTTACGTTTCATTATTGTGCTGCTCCTTGGGGGTTAGGGCTATTAGGTACTAATGGGGATGTTGGAGGTGCTTGGGGGTTAGCCTGAGGGGCTGGAGCACCTTGGGGTTGAGGCATTGGAGGCGGTTGGGCGGCCTGCTTAATATCTTGGATTTGAGAGAAGAACATATGGAGCTTATCTGCTTTACTCTCTTCTAACTTAGCCTGAGAGTATAGATTGATATACTGGACTACAGTCTTTTCAGCAAAGGTTAAGTCCATAAAAGGGTCTGGAGGTGTATACTTACCAGACTCAATGATATCGTCTAATATCTGGAATACACGCTCTTCTGCTGCATTTGCTAGCTTTTCTACTTGATCTAGATCTGGATAGTCAAGGAGTCTACGACCTTCTTGGACTGTAATCATACCTGCTTGGATCATCTCTGCTACCTTTTGGAGGCGTCCTGCAGGATCTTTAGGTAGGCTAGACTGGGTAAAGCATTGGATTACAAAGGTGTCTTTAACTACGTCTGCTGCTTTTAAATCAATCTCTTTAATACCATTCTTATTAGGATATACAGTAGAATAGCCATCATCGCGTTCACATATGTCTTTAGCTAAGTCGATTATTTGATATGATAAATCAATAAAAAAGTTATCGTAACGACGTGCAAGACTAGCGAAACGATCAGTACTGATATCGTCGTACGTGCGGATAGCCTCACCCGAGTCGAGGCCTTGAGGTTTTTGACTTGAGGCTTGTAGTGCTGAAACACCGGATTGCTGGTAGCCATATTGTATTAACTTATCCCTTTCAGCGTATAGTTCTGGAGCATTACATGGAGCTACTTCGTATGTAGGCTTAATTCCACGATATTTAACGATTACACCTACTTCATTGTTATGGTGTGCTGATACGACTTTAGCGCCTTCTTCTTGGAATACTCTTGGTACTCCTACGAGTTTGATGGCTCTAGAGATTGTATATAGAATAGAGTTTAGCTCCATCTGAGTACCCATTAGCTGCTCTGCTACACCTTGTGCCCAAAAGCCTAATAGCCGTGGAGCATAGTGTAAGAAGGAGAATGGGAAGCGTTCTTTATCGAATGGCTCATCTAATAGGCTACCAGATGAGCATGCAATAGTATGGCGTCCATCACCCATGCCTTTACCTGATGGAAGGTGCCATCCTTCTACTACCATTACTAGATCTGAAACGGACTTAGAACTATCAGCACTATTGTCTGGAGTCCCTTTTGCTGCCATTTCGATTTTCTCTTTAAGTTTCGGGAAGTTAGCAAGGAGTACATCTCTATCTATTAGCTTAAGACGGTATAATTGTCGTGGCTCACCGTACATTGCTTCATTGGGATCAACCAATAATTCGGTTAGCAAGACGCGTTCTAGACCTACACGGTTATCTGGTGTCTCGAATACGTGGATTACACCTGTGCCTTCTACTAGCCCATCTCTAAGAGCAGTAGTGCCTAACTCGTATGCCTTGGTATTATGGAACTCACCTAATATGAATGAATTCAACTTTTTTGCAAGATTGCGTTGTTTGTAGTCACTGTTAGATGTTAGGAATACTGGTTGTGGTCTAGACTGGGCTATCCGCGATACCAAGGTATCGGTTACTGATTGTATTAGGTTAAACGTAGGACGTTCTTGTGGAAGACCATAAGTTTGGTCCATCTTGCTTATATTAGATCCTGCAAAGGAGTATAGACTTTGATTACCGTATAACCTTGCATAGATAGCTGCTTGGCGGTAGCGGTAAGCCTGAGACTCTTTTAGGTAGGCAGCAGACGTAAGCATCTCTGCTGCTGCCTTATCTGAGTCCTTAGTCAACCACCATTGGGCTAATATGCTAGATGCATGGTCTTGCTTAGTTTTGAATACGACCTTTGCTTTAGGTCCTGGTGCTTGTTTAATCTTCATTGTCAGGGATTTCTTTGATTATAGAGGTCCAGATACCGCTATATGATCTGTTTACGCCGAAATAGTTATCAAACTCTGGTAGGGCATAGTATTTACCATCGGAATGCTTATATTCATGTCCGAAAGCTTCTGCAAAGGCTTTGTCTTTAATGCCTTCTAATTGTGTTGGTAGCCAATCTTGTAATCCGCCCATTATTGTTGATTTTCCGTTGCTGAGTAATATAGTAACTGCTCTTCTGTAAGGGTGTCTGGCATGTCTATAGTCTCTACTGGTGTGTTTTCATCAATACCTGGTAAAGATGGCGCTATGAAGCTATTACTTCGTTTAACAGCCTTCCTTGGTGGTTGTTCAGTCAAGGCTAGCTCTATACCATCTACTTTGATTACAGTAATGCCAGTTCTACGCATGAGTTTGATTAATTTTTCTAAATCCTTAATATCATTGATTTTCATTTATTACTCTTTTTGACATTATCAACAGCACTTAATACTTGAAGGTTCCAAGGAACATGTAGACCACTAACTAATTTACCTTGTAATGGAATAATATGGTCCACATGCATTTTTATCCCTAACTCATTCTGCAATTGCTTAGCAGACGTATAAAACATTTGGATATGTTGTTTTTGAAGTTTACTAAGCCATTTAGGCATTCGTTTTAATTGATTAGCTTGTCTAGTCCTACTTTTTTGATTAAATACTTCTGGCTTAGTTTGGCGAGCTTTTTTATCGTATATTGCTTTTTTAGTACTATTTTTAGCCCACCATTTGCGCATATATTGAGCATTGTGTTCTTTATTTGCTATTTTTCGTTCTTTGTTGCAAACAGAACATCCAAGACGATTATTCTTAGTTTTAGCGACATAAGAATGCCCTTGTTTACATTGTTTCAACTTAACCTACTTAGTAATAGGGCTAGATTTACGTTTCTTCATGATTTTAGAGACGATTGACTTATCGTGTTTATTCTCTGATTCGTCTTCTCTAGGATCATTAGTTTCATTTGAGTCTGATGGTTGATCAAGTTTCTTTAAACCCGCAGATTCACTATAGTTTTCTTTACGGAGTGCATTAAAGCTTAACTGATCTTCTTCGTTTGCGTCTTCGTCTGCATTTCGGCTTAGATCTACTTGTGATGAGTCATCTGAATCGATTGAGTCTTTAGAAGCAATACCACCAATAGCCATAAACTGCTTATGGGCACGTTTAGCCATGATTGCTGCTGCAATAGATGCTGCGTGCTCCATTTGGGCCTCATCGTCTGGTTGATCATCCATTTCTTTATGCATATCGACGTTACCGCCTTGTGCATATGGCTTACGGCCATTAGAATGCTCATCTTCCATATCGATTCTACCGCTGTTATGGCCCATTTCATCGTCTTCATTAAGACTATGTGCTTCTTCTGAGCCTTCGTCTTCTGATGGTGCTTCTTCTGATTGTAAATGAGCTTCGTCATCACGTTCGATTAGCTCTTCATGGTTGTCTCTCGGTTCCATACGACCACCTTGAGCCATCAATGCCTTGCCGTCATCGTCTTCGTCACCTGGGTCCATACCGCCGTGATTTTTAGCAGCAGTCTTACCGCCTACATTAGATACGTTGATGCCTTTAGAACCTAAATCTCTAGTAGTAATAGTTACGGTACCTGCTCCACCTGTAGAAGCTCCGCCTGGGTTAGATCCACCAGTCTTTGTCTTATTACCTGTAGTGCTAGTCTTAGCTCCACCAGTTTTAGCGCCGCCAGTTTTAGCGCCGCCAGTAGCAGTCTTTGTATCGACTTTTCCACCTTCAGCATAAGATTGGACTTTTTTCATCTCAGCTGCAGCCATATCTTGGGCATACTGGTCTTCGATTTCTTTATTGTATGGAGCTTTTTTATTGTTATGCTGAGATGCCATATCAGGGCCTTTGCCCATCTTTTTAGCATCATATTCATCGTCACGTTTAATTGGTTGGCGTCTATCAGTTTCTGGATGAATACTATCGCCAAGGTCATTTTCATCATCTCGCATATTCATATTGCGGACAGAGAATGCATCAGAACCTATGATTTTTGGTTGACTAAGCTTTGTAACTGAAGGCTTTTGGGCTTGTTTTACTGTAATGTTATCTGCCCAAGAATCGTTTTTAGCTGGTTTATCGCCTGAATTTCTAGATGCTTCTTTAGAATCATTATAGCGGTTATCTGGCATTGGACGTTTTTCAGACTTTGCTGATTCTACTTTTCCGCCTTTAGCATAGTTCATATCTTTAGAACCAGACTTAACAGAACCTCCAGATGCAAGTTTCTTCTTAGCTGCTTTTCGCATTGCATGGGCCATAACGAGTTTACTTTTAGACATTATTCTTGTTCCTTAGAGGCTTGTTCATTCATACTATCGAAATCATGGGATTCTTCAGAGTCTTCATCTTTTGGCTTAGCGCAGCAATCGTGTGCTTCTTGGAGTAAGATTGCAACTGTTTTAACGTCGTGACGGGCAACTGCCTTGATTAGGTCAGATGCAATAGATTCGATACTAGATTCTTGGTTTGATGAGTCTTCTGGTTTTTCATCTGGAGCGCGGTCTTTTACTATCACACCAACTTGATTGGCTTTTTTCATAAAAGGTAGCAAAATCGCCTCCAGGCAGTCTAAATATGCCATTTAGTCCTTAATTATCTCCATAACCGCCATATTCGACCTTATTCTTCTCTTCTTGCATATATCCTTCTAATTCGCGTTCAAACATCTCTTTGTCTTGAGCTTCTGCCCATGCCTTGGTACCATACTTAGGCTTATCTTCTGGAGGCATGTAAGCATATGCAGGAGAGTATTTAAATGCATATAATACAGAATCGATGATATCTGAGTGATAATCAGTACTTACGACTGTTCTTTCAGGAGTAGATTTATCTCTATTAATCTCTACTAAATACGTATCTTGAGCAAACTTAGATTCAATAGATGCTTTGAAGTGTCCACGACGTAGCGCATCGTTAAGGAGTTCTACATTCTCCATCTTACGAGACTTCTCTGCTGCTTCTACTGGGATTTGGTGTCTACGGATTAGCTCTTCACCAATCTTCTTACCTAGGGCGCCCATATCCATACTCATTTTAGATACATTGTATATCTTGTCTAATCGCTTAATTTCATCTGCAAGCTCTGTAATGCCTTGCTTAGTCTTTACTGACTCTTCTACAAGGTAGGTTACTGGATCTGCTTCAGACCAGGCTAATATACATATAGCATCTGCATCCTTGTACCCAATATCGATACCCATGATGTATTGGTACTGGCCCATTGGTAATGGTGGTTTCCAGTTATTTTTATCTGCATTGTATTTGATTAGGAGAGAATCAGAGTCGTTTGCCCATATACCATAATACTCACGTTGGATACTAGGATCTGATATGGTTAGGTTACGACGTTTAAGTACTCTGTCTAATAGCTCTTGATGGGTCTTTTGGGATTTAGTAGCAATATGTGGATTATCAAAGAATGTCCACTTATGTTTAGTCCATACATCGTTATTATTATGGGCACATTCATAGAAGTAGCCAGTTGGTGTAGCCCTAGGAGTTCCGATTAAACATAGAGTACCAGCATAATCTAATAGTGCTGGTTCGATAATGTCATCGATAAGATCCTTGATATACTCACGAAAAGACTGGCATTCATCGATGTAACAGAGCTTTATAGGCAATCCCCGGAACTTCTCAATCTCAGACTTATCTTTAGCTCCAGAGATATAGATCACCGACTTGTTAGCAAAGGTTATAGATCCTTCTGCTTCAGATACTGTTCCTTGTAACTCATTGTTATCGTTTATCTTCTTAAGTTCTTTCCATACTAGTTTCCTAGCATTTGCTGCAGATAAAGTAATATAAAGGCACGTAATCTCTGCTGTATTGATAGCTGTATGTATTAGATGTGCTGCACAAGCAACGGTTTTACCTGCTCTACGGCTACATACTGCTACCTTAAAAGGAGATGGATCTTCTACGAATTCTAATTGCTTATCAAATAGAAAAGAAGTGATGTTGAATTTACGTGCCCAATACTGGTCCAAAGCTTCCTTGCTTTGAGCCTCAGGCTTTTTAGAGCCTATGATGCGTTTCATTAGACTGCTTGCGACTGTTCTTGAATTTTTGGAAATAATTCGGCAGAAACAATATTGCCCCAAGGGACTAGGGCATCGACTGTCTTAGCAGTAAGATGGGCAGTAAGGAGAATACCTGAATCTACAATAACACCTGTCAAAGTGATGTTATTCTTACGTTCTGATAGATTGACTACGTTTGGTACATTACCATATCCTTCGATAAGGAAGGACTGGTGTAGTCGTAGTACTCGTACTAAACGAGAGTTAGCTGTTTGGTTCATTTGTGCTCTTTTCTGAAGCGCGGTCTAAATCTTGTCTAGCCTTTGCTTCATGGTTAATAGCTAATAGCTCTTTATTAGTATTTTCTAGGTCTAAGCTATGGACATAGACTAGATATTGGGCCTGAGCAGCTTTAGATAGAGCTTCTGTATATGCCTTTTGGATTTCTTCCATAGTACGCGGAGCAGGCGGATTTGGGATCTTTTTCTTTTTAAACATCTTTGTTTTCCTTATTGTTTTTTAGTATTAGTTTAATAGCATCACTTAAAGCACGTTGGTAGGCAACAACCATAGAAGCAGTAACTAGACTGCCTGTATGTTTAATCAAGTTCTTGTAATCACTAACCATTTTCTCATGATTAGCAAATAACAGGCCTGCTACTTCTTGAGTTGGCGTAAGCGTAGTCTTCTCTGTTTTAATCTGTGTTTGACTCATATACTCCTTTAGAACGCAAATGGGTTAAAGATTGTATTTGGTAACTTAATCATTAATCTACGGCCTAGATCAGTTAGATGCATTACACTAACCGGATTAGCTGGTACTAAGGCTTTAGCAAGGCCTTGTAATCTCCAAGTCTTTTTAACAAAGACCCATATAACGGTATTATCGTCTGTACTTAGGATGCTATACCCTAGTATTACATCTTGATCATCTTTTAGGCATGCTATCTTAATTTTAGCTTTAGGGCTCTTTAAGAAGGTCTCACCAACTGGCTTATAGGAAGTCATGAATATATTCTTTGGTATTAGCGAAAACCAGCTATCGCCATAATAAAGGCCGCGTAGAAAAGTAGCCATAACAAAGCTAGTATCACTAGTCCTGAAGTCCCTAATCTCATATAGCCCTTCTAGTTTACTCACGGTATTCCGTCTTTGGCATTAAATACATTGCATACATAGAGTTTTTAAGCTTCTTAATGATGTAGTAAATAGGCGATTTACTCTTAATCTTATTACCTGCTTTAGCAAGGATCTTAGCAATGTCTCTATAGCTAATACCGTTTGCATGGTATGTCCAAACAACCTTTTCTAGCTCTGTATCAAACTTATAGTCTTCTAGAAAATTCTCTGCCATTTGGTAGTATGCTCTCTTTGCTTCCCATGACTCGCCATGGTGGTTTTGAAACAATTTTGTAGACCAAGTTTTAAGCGTGTCGTTATTCACGTCTTCTATCTCCTTAAATCCTGTATCTGCTGCCTTCTTGTACCACTCATCTCTTAACTTCTCGTAACTATTCTTTGGGCGTCTCGATTTCATTTAATGCTACTTCTGAAGGTGTCTCTGCTGATGGAGCTAACGCTGCCTGCGCTGCTGCAGCTTCTTGTGCTGCCTTTTGTTGTGCTTCGTGCTTTAGCTTAAGTGCTTGAAAACGTGCTCCTGCAAGTTGCTTAGCAGCTGCTACGCGTACAGTCTTTACAAACTCGTTTTTAGGGAGTTTACTACGAGTAGGTGCAATTCTCATCATTTCAGCATCTACAACCCATTCAATATCATCTGGAGTAGCAATAGGGCCTACAAGGCTTACAATGTCTGCTACATAAGCATCGAATTCAGTCATGCCTGCTGGGATTGAAGTAGGGAAGTAACTAGATAGTTTTTTAAGTAATTGTTTCATTATATCTCCTTAAGAGTAATATATCTCTTTTTGAGACGTATGTCAATACTTAATACAAATATTTTTTATGGCGGATAAGTGGCGGATATCATTAGACTTCTGCTAATGTTCTGCCTATCTTGGGAATGGCTTCTAATTTAATACCTGGTAAAATCGTAGTATTTTCCATGGCTTCTTGGAGTAATAGGGCTACAGCTTCAGCATCGGCTTCATTACACTCTGCTACTAAACTATCATGGACCTGGATTACTAACTTACAATCAATGCCTGCCTCGATACATAGGCTATTAAAACGAATAGCCGCTCTATTAACTATGCTAGCACTAGTTCCTTGGACTCTATGGTTTACTGCTAGATTTAGGATATTCCTAATTTCATAAGGTAGGTCTGCATGAGACTTATTACCGTAGTGTTTAACTATATTCTTAGCTTCTGGCATTCTACGTGGTCTGCCAAATATCGTTAAGACTTGGCCAGTTTCTTTGGCTTCTTTATGGCTTTCGAGTTGGAACTCTCTAACTTTCGGAAACTCTTCAAAGTAGTTGTCAATGTCCTGTTGAGTATCTTGCACAGACTTGCCGGTAGTAGATGCAAGTTGGTTTGCAGTAGCTCCATATGTTGAAGCAAGCGCGATAACTTTAGATAGATCTCTAAGCTTTTTGTATTTGACTCCAAATGCTTCAGGGCTTCCATCTTTTTGAGGACTGCAGTCTGATTTCGCGTATACTTGCATCCCAATAACGGAGTAAAAGTCAGTATTCCCGTCGAATGCTTTGAGAAGACGGGCATCCCCTGATAAATAAGCAAAGACTCGTGGTTCGAGTTGTGAGTAATCCGCCCCCACGAATAATTTCGCTGCTCGTGCGGAGATACACTGTTTAATACGTTTATCATCTCTTGGTAGATTCTGAAAGTTAGGGTTACGGCTAGAGTACCGTCCGCTTGTTGTGCCAGCCTGCAAGAAGTTAGGCCTAATAATGCCATATTGAATTCTACTCTCTATACCCTTTACATAGGTATTTAAGATCTTGTTTTTACGTTGATATTCTAATAGTTTGGCAATCCACTTATGATTATCTGCATGTTTCTGAAGTGCTTTTTTATCGCATGCTATATAGGCCCAAGGCTCTTTAATCTTTTTAGCTTTAATAACTTTGCCATTCACTATTGCTTCAGGTGAACTTATATTCCCAGCAGATCTATTACATTCGGCTATAAATAAACGTTTAGCAGAAGGATTATAAGGTATTTTAATACCTAAATGGGAGCATAGTTCTTTGCCTGATTCTGTAAGTAAATTAAACTCTAAACCCATTTGGCCAAATACTAACCAAGATAGCTGCTGCCCAGATCCTATATTAAACGTGTTCTTCTTATTAGTTCCTGGGTATTTGACTTTTATATATGACTCTATCTCTTTGTAGATAAAGGTCTTTGCTTCTAAGCATTCAGCTTCTAATGTCTTTTTAAGCGTTGTTAGAGCTTGCTGGTCTACCTTCAATCCAGTAATGTTTAGTTGATAGGTAGAACCCTTTAGTAAAGGCATAGATTCTTCTTCATAGAAGAATTTATCCAATCCTTGTTCATATAACTCAGGAACTAGCGTTAAAAAGAGTTTATAGGTCAATAGCGCGTCTTTAGCACCATACTTAGCCATTATGTGGCTATCACACTTATACATCTCATATTGAGTCTTGGTGAGTTTACCGCCATTTGCTAATACCGACGCCTTCATCTCTGCTTGCTCTTTAGCCGAATCTTCTCCAAAATAGGCTTTAGATAGCTCCTTAAGACCTATTCTACGGTTTTCATTAAGTAAATGGGCTAGTATCATAGTATCAGTATGTACAGCTTCTATTAAACTCACCTTGAAGTAACATTCAGACATAATACAATCGAAGATGGCATTATGCATAATTAACTGCTTAGTCTGAAGTACCTGCAGTAGAGGCTTTATATCTAAAATAGATACTGATGCTTCTAATTGGTTAGCTTCTGCATTCCACCCTTGGAGAATTATGTAATAGGCAGTATTTTCATCTGCAGAAATAGATATACCGATAACTGTAGAAGACTGCTCTAATCCAGTAGTTTCAGAATCGTAGGCTACATATTCTTTATCTCGTAGGTATTCAATTACTTCATCAATGCCTTGTTGTGTGTCTACTACTATCAATTGTGGCTTCAACTACTGCTCCTTCCTGATAAGGAACGCTCTTATATTCTACTAACTCAGTCTTTCGGTCCATTTTACGTTTATTAGTACTCCTAGGCAAGAAGTAATTAAAAGAGACTTCTTCGGATTGAGTCATATCGCGTAAGAGTTCCTTGTCAGAATCGAAGTAAAAGAAGTATGGAACGTCCTCCTTGATTACATCCTGCTTAGCCTTTTTATGCCTAATCTTACAGAACTTGAATGCAGTTACTGTAGGGCATGCTTCTTCTGCATGGCAGCGTTTAAGTGGTTGCCATAGGGTTATTAGATAGTCACAATAAGCTTCAAAAAACATAGTACCGTATGCAGCATCCTTGTTGAGTTCTATATCGCCTATACCTGCTTTTTCTCTAGAAGTCTGGGATTGCATTACTAGCAGTGTATTAGTACTAATAGCAAATGCCTTCATGTTATGGCAGATAGTCATTAGATCCTGATTTTCATTATTAGAGCCCTTTTTCTTCAAGGCTCCGATATGATCAATTACTATACAGCCTACCTTATTGCCCGTCTCTTCTTGCCATTTCAGTATATACTCTTTAATCTCATCGAAAGATAAATGGCGGAAGTTACCATCATTATCGTAGTTAGAAATTACATGGACTTTAGAGTTTAAGCTAGTATTACCATCTGTCATAGTAGCCCATCTATCTGCAATCTCATTTGCTGGTTGTTCTAATGGAATAAAGAAATGGTGATAGTCTGGGTTTTGTTCTGTAAACCAAAGAAACATGTTTAAGGCAAAGGCAGTCTTACCTACACCTGAACCTGCTACAAGCCCTATTACTTGGCCTAGTCTAAACCCATGTACTGTATTGTCAATACGCTTATGGCATCTAAATGGTATTCCTTTTAGAGTACTACCAGAGCGCTTTAAAATAGATTCTACGCTATCAGATAGGACTAGTTCTGACTTAGTATCTGGTAGTTCATATGTCCAGATCTTATCTACGATATTAGAAGCATAGTTAAGCCTATGGATAGGCGCTCTAGACATGGCTTTAGCTGAGTTCACTAAAACAGAGACTGCTTCTTCTTTAGTAAAGTTATTTGCAAACATGAGATGGCCTAGTCTATAATCATCTTTACTTCTATCGCTAGAGTTACCTGCCCAGATGCTTTTGGCTTCATGATTTTCATGAAGGAGTTTACCAAACTTAGCAGGAAGTGTGTCATCTATTGCAGTACTAGTCCTATCTATTGAATAAGTCTTATTATAATGCTGTTCACAATAGGCTAGATCTTCTTGTGTTAGGACTGGTAATAGCTTATCCATATCTTCACAAGAGTAAGTAACATCATTTTCTTCAATGATTTCACATAGTTTGAAGTCATTCTTGTCTTTAACATTGAAAGAGCCTGGGAGTCTCATAAGCTGACAAATCTTCTGTACTGCATCGTCGGTGTTATATAGTCTCATAAGCCTGCGGGATAGCTTTAGGAAAGACATGGCATCTAAATCAGAGATTTTCCAGTATACATGGATGCCATTACCTGAATCGACTACTTTAGTAGGTTTGATTGAAATAGTCTTTAGAAATTCTTGCTTTGAAAGAATCGCGGTTTTAAGGTCAAAATCAATGAAAACACTGTTAAATGTATCGATATCAGGACCAGATACTGATGGGCCTGGAGTAACATAATTACCTGGGTAGTTAGGGAAATAATAAACATTGTAGCCCAAAACATTTTTAGTTGCGATTTCTTCATCTGAAAAATCTCCTTCTAAAGCTTTAGGAGTGGTAGGATTTTGTTCTAAAAGCCATTTAGAGGCTATTAATCGGCAAAGCATACCACTCCTAATTGTTAATTACGTTTATTCTTAGCTAGAAGTCTCTTAACGTCTTCTACTGAACGGCCAGAAGTGGCAGCAATATTAGACTGATAAGGTACTTCTTCTTCAAATGAGTTAGTGTCTTCAGACTCATCCAAATCATCAAAAGACTCTTGTGCAGAATCAGAAGCAGCTACTTCGATTGAGTTATCAGAATCTACTTCTACTTTATAGGTATACATATCACCATTCGGTGTAGCTTTAGTACCTGTGGATGTTACACGTACCATAGCGCCTACAGGAGCAGCACCAAGCTTACGATTAAGGTCTGTAGTGCCCCATACACCAAGGTTTTGCCCAATACCTAGCCCAAGAGCTTTAAACTCTCTAACTACTGCTGGATTATCAGATCCAAAAGTAAGGAAATGAAGCGTGCTCTCTCCGCGCTTATTTTCTACTTTACGACTACCAAGGTAATATCCTTCTGCTTGCTTAGGATATGGTTTACCCGTTTCTTTATTTACTTTACCGATAGCAATAGTGATATCGGCATCTAGACTGGACACTTCTTTGAAGGCCATATTTTTCTCCTTATTTTCGTTGTTTAATTACTTCTTTTAACATTTCTTTAAAATCTGAATCTTTATTATCTTTGCTCTCTAATAAAGAAGTAAGTAATGTATATATCCTGTATATTTCCTTATGTAACTGATCATTGTGGACCGCATACTTATCTCCGCGCTCTTTCCAAGCTGATATAACTTCATCTTTAGCAGCTAAAGATATTCGTAGCAAATCATTTATTTCTTCAATGTTTTTTCGCTTAAACATAAGTCCTCAATTCTTAGCTTTATAAATAGTTTCTGGTTTTAAATATACTCTTTGAGTTAACCATGATTCTACTGGCTTGTCATCAAAATAAGCTTCTGGTTTACTCATAATCTGGTGTACATGCTCTTTTAGTCCAAGAGCATCTATTACATTCGATGCCCATTGGAAGCCTCCACGACTCCATACTATGATGTAAGAGCCTCTAGCAAACTCTTCTTTTACCAACCTAATCATAGGGTTGTTAAGCCTAACTCTAATCTCTGCTCCACCAAGCGGATCTACGACGCTAATCCGCTCTTTAAATGGAATGCCGATAGGATCTTCATGCATTACAATCGTATCGTCTACATCACACATAATGATTCTCTCGTTATTAATGACCTTCATAATTAGTTTCCCAGGGCTTGATAATGCCCATTTCCCGTTCCATATACTCTAATAGCATTTCTGCTCCATCTTCTGGTTCAGCATCTGCATAGATTTCTACTTCTGCTATCCAGTCTGCTAGCATTTGGATTGCTTCTTGTTTATTCATTTTGCCCTCATTACTACTTCTAGTATAAGTGTAGTAGACTGCGATTGATTTTTAACATTAAAAACTTCTATTTGTCCGCCGATCAATGATACCATGCCTATCCCTTGTCTAGAAATGGAAGTTATCGAGCCCGTATGTACTCCTTGAAAATCTTTCGTTGTAAATTTAACTTTATCTCCGATTTGCAATAGTATATTCATTTTTGAGGTCCTTTGTATCTGTCGTCAAGCTCTTTATGCGTTTCTTCAAATTCAAGTATAAACATTAAACAGCAAATCGCATGAGCAAGATGGGATAAACCAGTTTCAGGATCTTTATCTTCTCCGCCGATATATGCTACCACGTGACGTAAACATGCAGATAATGGTCTGCTCCAAGCAAAGCCTCCACGCCAGTTATGAGCGCTATATTTTTTCTTACCAAAAGACATTACTTGAGCTACCTTTAGTAGTGCAATCCCTGACAAGAGACTCATGTCTGGCTTTTCAGAGTCATGCTTAATGCCAGTGCCCACAATTACTGGTTTAGTAATTCCAGAAGCAATAGTAATAGTCTCGCCTTCAGTAAAAATGCCTTTAGTTTGGTTCATTGTTGTTCCTTTTCATATTTAGGGCAATAGTCAGAATGTTTACCGCTGCCTGCTATATCAGCGCCACATTCACATTGTTTATTCTTATATGGAAGTAACCAATCCTCCATATTATCATCCCAATTGGGTTTAGCAGGTTTTGGTAATTCAGGAAGTTCATCGGATAGTCTAAAATTACGTTTAGTTTTAAGCCAACATACGTTGCTTACATCGTATAATCTTGACATGCGATTAATCTCCTTTGGTATACTTTGATTACTTTATCGGAGTATTTACTCCTTGTCAAGTCTTTCGCTGATCCTTGATTATAGGCTATAAGCCCTTTTTGTATATTGCCATGGTATCTATGGATTTGATGTGCTAAGTATTTCGCTGCATATTGGATATTAGTCTTAGGGTCCATAAGGTCTTTTTCAGTTCCTTTAAATCCAAGAGACTTAGCTGTATTGTATTTGATTTGGCAAATCCCTAAACTATCTCCATTACCATCATGATGGTGTATGGCAGTTGGATTTAGGTTAGACTCTATTGTGCATACAGACTCCAGCAGTCCTGGAGGTAAGTGGTTTTGATTAGAAGCAGCCATGAAAATAAGCATAAGAGTTATATTCATGAGATTAGTATAGCAGAGATACTAAATAATTAAAAATCAAGTCTCATTATGAAATTAATT